TGACGCTTATGCTCGTGCTGGTCAATCTAAGACTGGTGTGCTTGATACTTCTAAGCTTCATACTTATAAGTACAACGAAGATCTTTTCAAAAAAGTAACGGTTCTTCCTGATGGTAAGAATCATGGTATGATTTTTATTCTTGATTGGTCTGGTTCGATGGGCACGGTGCTCATGGATACTGTTAAACAACTCATAAATCTTTGTTGGTTCTGTCGTAAGGTTCAGATTCCTTTTGAAGTTTATTCTTTCACATATGAGTGGAATAATAATATCCTCCTCTGTGAAGAAGATAAAGTTAGACCCGAAGAATATTCATACGAACGTCGTCATAATAATCTATCTGTACATAAGAGATTTCATTTGCTGAACTTAGCAACTTCTTGTAGTAACAGTAATAGTTTTGATGACAGTCTTAAATATTTGTACCGTCTTGCTTATTACTACAGTAACAATACTACTTACTATCACAACCCTTTAGGTCTGGACTTGTCAGGAACACCTCTTAATGAAAGTTTGATTTCTCTCAAAACTATTATTCCCAATTTCCAAAAGAAAACTGGTGTACAAAAAGTAAACGTTTGTATTCTTACAGACGGCGAAGCAAACAACATTAGTTACGATGTTGATATATCTGTGCCAGATTCTCATATAGGAAATCGTAGTGTTCAATCTAACTGCTGTCTTCGTGATCGTAAATTAGGTATAACCTATCGTCATTTCAATTGGGAACATGAAAATAGTATTAGTTCTATTCTTTTAGAAAACTTGAAAGATAATTTCCCTCAAGTTAATTTTATTGGTTTCCGTATTGGTAGCGGCAATGACTTCAGTACTCTATATAAATCTATCTATGGATGGAGGCATGATCATGATGCTATCATGAAACAGTGGAGAAAAGTAAAATCCTGGGAACTGAGTGGTCTGGGTTATGATTCTCTATATGTTTTGGGGCAAACTACGTTGTCTTCTGATGTTGAGTTTGACGTTGAGCAAGGTGCTAAGAAAACTGAAATTAGTAAGTCTTTCCGTTCCATGCTCAAGGCAAAGACCACCAACAAAAAGATCCTCTCTTCCTTCGCTACAGTCATTTCTTAAACTGTCACAGGGCAGAGTGACTCTGCCCCACTCTGCCCTTATACTAAGTTCATCAACAAACAAAACAAATGCCTCGTCCTGCTCAAGTCGATATGATCCAACTGTTCTCTTACATCGAGAACAACTATGGTACTGAGGTTGGTACTACTGCCATTAAGGCAGGCGCTGAGTTCATGGGGTATTCATATGCCACGATTTGTAATCGTATGGAACCTTACAAGTCTGGACGTGGTAAGTGGAACCTGACTATCGATGAGGTACGGGACCAATTGGAAGACATGGTTGTTCCTACTGATCTTGTTCCACAGAAAGATAATTCTTTTGTTCCTTTTGGTAACTTTACTGATCTTAAAAAAATCTTAGGTTCTGGTATTTTTTATCCGCTATTCATTACTGGTATGTCTGGTAATGGCAAAACTTTCTCAGTTGAGCAAGCATGTGCTATTCTAAATAGGGAACTGATTCGTGTAAATATTACTATTGAAACTGATGAGGATGATCTTATTGGTGGTTTTCGCCTTGTGGATGGGTCAACAGTTTGGCATAACGGACCTGTCATTGAAGCACTCGAACGTGGGGCAGTCTTGCTCCTCGATGAGGTTGACCTGGCTAGCAACAAAATCCTCTGCTTACAATCCATTCTTGAGGGTAAGGGGGTGTTTCTGAAAAAAACTGGTTGCTATGTTAATCCTGCTCCTGGATTTACAGTAGTTGCTACTGCCAATACTAAGGGTAAAGGATCTGACGACGGTCGCTTCATTGGTACTAATGTTTTGAACGAGGCATTCCTCGAACGGTTTGCTCTCACTTTTGAGCAAGAGTATCCCACTCCTGCTATCGAATCTAAAATTCTTTGTAAGGTTTGTGATGATACTGAGTTTGTCTCCCGTCTAGTTGATTGGGCAGACATCATTCGTAAGACTTTCAATGATGGTGGTATCGATGAGATCATTAGTACCCGCCGCCTTGTTCACATCACTACTGCTTATAAAATTTTTGGTAAGAGAATGAAAGCAATTGAGTCTTGTGTCAATCGTTTTGATGACGAGACTAAAGAATCATTCTTATCGCTTTATGGAAAAATTGACGACAAAGTAGAAACCATAGAAACCCTGGAGGAAGAAAATGTCTGATTGTCAAGACCAACGTTACCTAGATGATATGATTGCTGATGCCCAAGCGTATATCGATGATAAAGAAAACGAGTTTCATGGATATCGTGGAGACATTGCCCACCTCAAAGATGGGCGGTCTGGCAAAATCCTTGATGGTAAAGGTTTAAAACTCTTTCTTCAAGACGTTGACGGAAATGACTTTGAATGCTATCATGATGAACTGGAGTACATCTTCACCCCATAATAAATGAAAAAATACAATGAAGACGCTCTGTTAAAAGAGCTAAGTGATTACATTGCTGGAACTTATGGACAACACTATTCTGCTGGAAACGACAGCATCCAAACGTTAGATCTAATTGAAGCATGTGGAGATGCTGAGGCATTCTGCCGTAGCAACATCCTGAAGTATGCTTCACGCTATGATAGGAAAGGAACAGCTCGAAGGGACATTATCAAGATCCTTCACTATGCTTTACTACTATTACATTTTTCTGATAAATCTCAAATTACTGAGGAGTACCCTAATCGATGAGTCAACTTTCACTTACGCCCCAAACTACATCTGTCCTGAAGAACTTCTCGACAATCAATGGATCTATTATGATTCGTGAGGGTAATGTGTTGAAGACAATCAGTGTTGGTGAGAACATGATTGCTCAGTACACCTCCCCTGAAATGTTTCCTAAGACATGTGGTATCTATGATCTAGGTCAGTTCCTTATGGGTCTGAGTTTGTTTCAAGATCCTGGTCTTAACTTTGAAAACGATGAGTATGTTACCATCACTGGTCATCGTCGCTCTGCTAAGTATTACTTCTCCGATCCTGAGATTACCCTGAAGTCTGCTCCTGATCGTGATGTCAAGTTCCCTGGTGCTGACCTGGAGTTCTTCCTGTCAGCTGAAGATCTTGTTCAACTCCAGAAAGCATCTGGTGTTTACAACTTGCCTGACCTATCTTTTGTTTCTACTGAAAATGGTGTAGTTACTCTCAATCTTTGTGACAAAGAGAATGATACTGCTAACGCTTACACTCAAGAAATTCAAGGTACATCTACAGGATCTTACGAACTCTTTCTGAAAGTCGAGAACCTTAAACTATTTCCTGGTGACTACAATGTAAAGATCTCTAGTAAATTGATTACCGAGTGGCGTCACGTCACACTTGACCTTGTATACTATATTGCTCTTGAGCCTTGATTATGAAAAAATTTCTTTGGGTTGAACAGTACCGTCCCAGTAATATTTCTGACTGTATCCTTCCCGAGAATATTAAAAACTCTTTCAACGGGTTTGTCCAACAGGGAGAAATCCCTAACCTATTACTTGCTGGCACCGCTGGTATCGGTAAGACTACTGTTGCTAAGGCGTTGTGTGAGGAGATAGGTGCTTCCTACATCGTGGTCAATGGATCCGATGAGGGACGCTTTCTAGACACTGTGAGGAACCGTGTGAGGCAGTTTGCTACAACTGTCTCCCTGACCTCTGGAGGCGCTCACAAGGTCGTTATCATTGATGAGGCAGACAACACCACCAATGATGTTCAACTGTCTCTCAGGGCAGCTGTTGAGGAGTTCCATAGCAACTGTCGATTCATCTTCACCTGTAACTTCCCTAACAAGATCATTGAACCTCTCCATAGTCGTTGTACTGTGGTGGACTTCAAGATCAATACCGAACAGGCAATGGAGCTCCAGGGTCAGTTCTTTGCTAGACTGAAAGAGATTCTTGATGAACAGAATGTCGAGTATCAAGACAAAGTATTAGCGAAGGTTGTCAAGCGTTACTATCCTGACTGGCGTCGTCTTATTAATGAGTGTCAACGCTTTGCTGCTAGTGGCGGTATTAATACTGCTATCCTTGCTAATGTTGCTGACATTAACTTAGACGCTCTCATTCGTTCTCTCAAAGCAAAGGAGTTTACTATTGTACGTAAGTGGGTTGTTGATAACATCAACAATGATCCTGTTACTGTAATGAGAAAACTCTATGATGTCATGTACGATAATCTCAAGGGAGGATCTATTCCAGAGGCAGTGTTGATCATTGCCAAATACTCTAGAGACATTCAAATTGTTCCCGATCAAGAGATCAACCTGTTGGCATGTCTAACAGAGATCATGATGAGTTGTGAATTCAAATGATTAAAACTACACCCGAAAATGTAAAGGAAGCAAATGAAGGTCTCTTCTATGCTACAATGAACCTACCCCATGCTGCTGTTCATTGTGGAATGACAGAGCGTGAAATGAAAATGATCTTTCGTGAATACCTAAAATACCATGCCCCAGACTTTGAAATCCCTGAAAACACCTTTACGTTACCCAGGCGGGAAGAGTCGTGCCCTGAGTAAACTCTTTCAGTATATTCCTAACCTGAAAGATTACACTGAGTATCGTGAACCATTTCTTGGTGGTGGTTCTGTAGCATTAGAAATCGGTAAACGATATCCAAACCTAAACATCTGGGTCAATGATCTTTATGGACCACTCTATAACTTCTGGCGAGTGCTTCAGGACCAGAGTGACGAACTTCATTCTACGTTAGTACAATTAAAAACTAGTCATCCAGATCAAACATCAGCGAAAACTTTATTCTTAGATTCTAAGGAACAACTAAATGATGATTCTACGTCCGATGTATATCGTGCTGTGTGCTTTTACATTGTTAATAAGTGCTCTTTTTCTGGTCTCACAGAATCCAGCTCCTTCAGCAAGTCAGCGTCAGATAGCAATTTCTCGATGCGAGGCATTGATAAACTCCCTGAATATTCAAGAATGATTTCTAAGTGGAAGATTACTAATCTATCCTACGAAGA